ACCGGAGGCCATCGAATGAGCGCACCTCCGATGTTCAGCATGACCACTGCCGCTGGCGGACTCCCGGCCTTCAAGGATCTCGGGCTTTCTTGGAGAGCGTTCATGGGCATCGGCAGCGACCCGTCGTGGTCGACGCTCTCCGACTACGCCCGTGCCCCGGCTGACGAGGCGTGGGTCTACGCCTGTGTCCGGCGTCGCTACACCGCGGCGATGTCCGTGCCGCTGGTGGTGTACGTCAAGGATGGCCCGACCCGGACGCCGGCAGCCGACAGCAACGATGCCGCCGCGCAGGATCTCCAGTTCCTACTCGATGATGTCAACCCGGTGGACATGAACGGTGGCGACCTCAAGGCCCACCTGGAGGCCGGGCTCGCAGTCTGGGGCGAGGGCTACATCAAGAAAGTTCGGGGCAGGCTCGGCGGGCCGCCGCAGGAATTGCACTGGCTGCGCGCGCCCGACATGACGCCGGACCCCGAGTTCGGACCGGCTCCGATCACGGGTTACCGCCACCAGCCTCTGGGGCTCGCGACGGGCGTCACATACAAGACCCGCGAGCTGCTCGTCTGGAAGACCGTCAATCTCCACGATCCGCGCCGCGGGCTGTCACCGCTGGCTGCGGTGCGCAAGGAGATGCGCGTCAACATCGCGGCATCCGAGCAGACCGCCTCGACGCTCGAGAACTGGGGCATCCCGGCCGGTGCGTGGGTGGCGCCCAAGGGGGCCGACCTCGGCCCCGCCGACCAGCGCCTCATCGCTCGCGCCCTTCGCGCGCTGCGTGGCCCGCGCAACCAGGGCAAGACGCCCGTGCTGCCCGAGGGGTTGGAGTGGAAGGCGCTGGCGATCAACCCCAAGGACGCCGAGTGGCTGGCGGCGCGCAAGGTGTCGCGCATGACCATCTGCGCAGTGGAGGGCGTGCCGCTCGTGCTCGCCGGCGACGATGAGAAGACCACGGTGTATGCCAACCTGCGCGACGCCGAGCGCATCTTCTGGCGCAACACAATGATCACTGAGCTGGACTGGATCGCGGACGGTTTCAACAGCGGCCTTGTGCCCGACTTCGATCCGACCCGGCGGCGCATCGTGGTCGGCTTCGATTACAGCCAGATCGAGTCGCTGCAGGACCCGGTTACGGCGCGCAAGTCGATCGCGCTCAAGGAGTTGGCCGCCGGCGTCCTGACGCCCAACCAGTACATCGCCAACTTCCGGCTCGGGCCGAAGCGCGCCGACGGCGACGCCTACACCGTCACGCAGGCGACGCCCGATACGACCGAGGGCGACACGCCGCCCCCGCCCAACCCGGCCGACATGATCCGCTCGCTGGGGCGTGGGCTCTACAAGCATCCCGCCGTGCGGGCGTATCTCGCGACCGGTGAGCCGTCCGTGCTGGAAGCCGTTGTGGTGCCCGATGCCGTGGAGGCTGTTGCCAGGGGCCTCCAGGCACGCAGACGGGCCGACCAGATTGCGGACGGGCTGTATCTAGCGGAGAAGACTCCATGACCGACCTGAGCGTGAAGTTTGTTGAGGGCAATCCGGATCTGATCGAGGGTTGGTTGGCTCCCTTTGGTGGCCCGGCTGCGCTCGGCGGCAAGGATCTTCAGGGCGAGTTTTTCAGCGCCAAGACGGATTGGGCACTTGAATGGTTCGGTGATTGGCAACGCCCACTGCTGTACCAGCACGGTCTCGATGACGCGATCAAGATCGAAGTCGTCGGGCGCATCAAGGTTGAGAAGCGCGCCAAGGGGCTCTGGATGCAGGCGCAACTGGACGCCGCCCACGAATACCACGATGAGATTGCGTCTCTCGTTGCCGCCAAGGCGCTCGGGGCGTCATCGGGCAGCCTAGCCCATCTTGTGCAGCGTGCCAGCAAGACAGGGGAGATCCTGCGTTGGCCGCTCATCGAGGGCAGTCTGACCCCTACCCCTGCCAACCCTGATGCGCAGATGGGCTACTCCGTCAAGTCCACCGACGCGCTCGCGCATCTCGCCGTGCTCGGCGTGGCGGCTCCGGACGCGATCAAGGAAGTCGAGGCTCCCGCTGATCCAGGCCCTGTGCCTGACCCCGAGCCTGAGCCCGACCCGGCCCCCGAGGCCGTCAAGGAAGGCCGCCGCAACTCCACCTCCGACATGACCAACATCCAATCCGCCCATGACGCGATGGTCGCGCTGGGTGCAACCTGCTCATCCGACAACATGGACGAGACGTCCTCCGCGACCGCATCAACCAAGGATGCGACTGCCGCGACCATGCCCGAGCCTGCTGCGACGCCGACAATGATCGGCATCAAGGCGTCGGAACCGGTCCCGAACGTCGACCTGGACGCGATGCGCGCGCAGCTCTCCGCCCACGCCATCAAGGTCGCGCGGGACCTCCTGCGCGTCTGACCTCCCCCGTTGCTAGGGGACGGGGCTCCATCGAAGGAGTCCCCTCGTGTCCGATACCCTCCTGACCTCCGAGCAGGTCACGGGGCTGGTCACGGATGCCGTCAAGGCCGCCATCCTGGCAGTCAACACGGTCGATCCCGCGGCCCGCCCCGCCTCCCCGTCCGCAGCTCCGCCATCCGCGCCCGCGTGGATCAAGCGGCGCCAGTTCCCGAGCCTCACCCGTGCCCTCAAGGCGTCCCGCGCAGGGTCGTTCGCCAAGGCCGGCTTCGAGCTCGAAGTGTCCAACGCGGCCAAGGCGCTCTGGTACGACCAGAGCGACGACGACGTGGCGGACCGGTCCATCGTCTGGCCGACCACGATCGATCAGGCCCTGCAGCTTTTCGACCACATGGGCGAGACGGCTGCGACCAAGGAGCTTGACCGCCTCGACGACGCCATCAAGAGCGTCGAGCGCATGGCCTCGGTCAAGGCCATGTCCGAAGACGCGACGTGGGACCTGACCGGCGGCACCGCCGGCGGCATCCTCGTGCCGCCCGAGTTCCTCCAGTCGCTGTTCACCTACGCGCTCGCGCCGAAGGTCGCGCTCCGGCGTGTCCCGGGCGTGCGGGCGATGCAGGTGAAGAGCAACAGCGTGCGCCTCCCGCGCGAGTCCACCCGGGCCGGTGCCAGCCAGGCAGCGGAGGCCGGAACCCTCAGCTCGGCGGACGCCACGTTGGGAAGCCAGACGATCACGATCGAGAAGCAGTACGCCTTCCGACGCTGGTCGAATGAGCTTGCCGACGACTCCAACCCGTCCTTCATGCA